ACTAAGCCTGGGTGATCTTGCGGATCATTCCACCAATTGCTGCGAAGGTTGAAACGTAGCCATGGAATGACATAGTGCGACCCAAAACAGCAGGCGCTTCCAGGCTCTGCAACCCACGGATACTTTCGTAAAATTCGAAAGCATCGCCTGATCCCTGACCTACGCGGGTGATGATCATGGTTTTTGCAGCAAAGTTGCTGTCAACTACCAACTGCAGACCCAATGGGTTGCCGTTCCATGATGTTGCGTTTCCGCCACCCAATGCGTTTTGACCTGTGAGGCCTGCACCGATAAATGGGAACACAGGGCGGCCTGTGGTGTCTGCCAATTGGCCCATCTGACCCCATACGTCTGGTGAAACAAACATGTGGGTTGGCGTAAAGTTGCGGCCATTCGAAATGTCAACTGCGCTGTCATAAACAGACTTGAGCAAGTCTGCAACGGTGCCGTCCCAAACGCCTGATGCGTTTGCTGCGGCCAACAGGTTGTCTGCTGCAAAGTTGTCCGATGCAATCATGTATTCACCCATCAAGTCATTGAGGATCAATGCCATTGCTGATGGGTTGGTGAAATCAATATCCTGAACGGACAATGTGACCTGACCAGCCAACGTGGTTTTGCTTACGCTGTTTGATGCAATGACCATTGTGGTTGCCGATACTGCTGACAATTCCGTTGATTGTGTTGCAACGCTGGTGTGTGTAGTGATCGTTGGGCGTACAAAGGTCTTTGATTGTCCGCTGTCTGGGTAAGCGCGCGCGCCCAATGCTTCAACTACTGGACGAATAAAGTTGAGGTCTTGAACCAATGGCCCTAAGACTGGAACAGGTAGCAAACCTGGGGTGTCGGTGGTGAGTACGTCACCAGCGGCTGCTTGCAATGCTGTTTTCTTTGATGCTGTGTATTCAGCAACTGCTTTGTTGATGTTTGCGAAAGTATCGCCACCTGCGTGAAAAGCGGCCATGTATTCGCCTGCTGATGGCAAAGCAAATTCTTTTTTGGCTTGTGCAAAAATTGGTGCGGTTGGGATTGTTGCTTCAACTGCTGGTGCTACTGGTTCGGACATTTCTGTTTCCTTTTCAATCGGTTCCTGTGTTTCAGTATTGCTGATTTCCTCTGGCTCATGGTGGATACTTGCGGCCACTTGTGAGATGTTGGCCATGTCACCAAATGCGCCGATTGGAACCAGGCTTAGTTCCTGCCATTCGGCTGCTTCAATAATCATGGTTCCTGCCTCATCGTAAGAAAACTTTGTTGGGTTCACGCCAACGCTGACCTGGTCAATCGTGCCGTCTGATGCCATTACTAGCGCGTCATTGCCCAATGTGGTGGCGCTGATTTTGGCTGTAAACATCATGCCTTGTTCGGTGTCCACGCGTTCGGTGACCACACCAACTGGCATAGAGGCATCGTGGTACATAAACAAGCGTGGTGCCTTGCCTTCAACAGGCAGGGATCCTGGGCGGAAAATAACCTCTGTTCCATCGCTCACGCGGGCGGGAACGTTATAGGGAACCGCGGTTCCAGAAATTGAACGGCGTGGCTGTTCGCCTTGCGCTGCATCTAGCGTGAAATCGCCTGCAATTAGTTTGATCATCGGTTTGCTAACTCCTCTTGTGTGTTTTCCTCAATAACGGTTTCTGTGTTGTCCATGCTGTCGGCCATAAAGTTTTCCTCTAAGTATTCATCAGCATCAAATTCGACATACGTGCCACGCGGTAAAACATTATCCATTGACAGCGCTCCAGAAATGGCATCTGCGTATAACTTGACCCCGAACAGCCACGCATCAGCACGTGCTTGCTGGCTGGATTGGTATGAATATGCCCCCGTAGCAACGCCCACCAAATAGGGTGGAACGTTTGCAACGCGTGACATTTCAAGCGCCGAATATTGCGCGCTATCAATCAACAGCATTTTGTCAGGTGTTGCAGATGTTTCTGTGTAGGTCAAATATTGGTTCAATGCGGCCGTTTGATTTGTTGCCCGCGCTGCATTGAATTGTGCTGCAAGGTCTGAAAGTTCTTGTGCGCTTAGCGGTTCGCTGTTTTCGGTTTGACGCAATATGCCAGCAGGAATTGATGATGATGCGTTACGGTTTCGCGCTGCTTCAATTTTCAATGCTGTTTCAATTGCGCTTTGCGATGAATAAATGATGCCCTGTGATGGTGACAAAAACTGCACAAGGTTTGCTGGGTCTAATTCGCCACCCTGAAAATAAACCTGTGTTGATGGTGCAAACCAAACAGGGCCAGCCATGTCTGTGGTGGTGACTGATCCAGCAGGCAAACGTGTGAACGTGGCAGGGTAACCGTCAGCGGTTCGGCTGGTGATGTACCAAAATGCGCGCCCAAAAAACATCAAATCGTCAAGCGTCCACGCCATCAAAAATTGAAAACTTACAGATGGATCTGGGCGGCGTAACCATGAACGTGGTGCGATGTACACCTTTTCCATTTCATCGCCATTCCACATTTCGTTGTACATTTTCAACGGCATTGAACCAATTACCGATTTGAAAATATCCACAGCCCTGTTCAAAGTTGGAATGGACACCGCCAAATTGCGCTGTTCACCTTCGCGATAGGTGTAGTACTGGCCGATCATGTTCACGCCAACATTCGACGATGAATAGCCTGGGGAAAATCCGCCTGCCACCGCTGGTTCACCAATGTGCGTTGAAATAGCGGATTGTTTGTTACGGCTCAAAATACCCATGGGTCAAGCATTACACACATTGGGTTGTTGATGGTGACACCAGGCTATGCGAAACCCGACAGAAGGCGAAGGCCAGCCTGGTGCCGTTTTCATATTAGCCATTTGAAACAACCATCATGGGTTTGCCACCAGTTTTTGGTTTGCTAGTCAACGCTGATGCAAACACCGCTAGCCGCGCTAATTCGATAGGCCCACTTGAACGCTGTGATGAAAGCGCTATGGATCCCTGCGACCTGACCGCGACCGCGCGCCCGATATGTTCAGCCAGCATGGTTTCACCTGTGTGCACCAACAATTTTTGGCGGATCATTTGGCGAACGGGATCTGTCCATTTCAAAATTTCGCCATAGCCAACCACCACCCGTTTGCGTTCTAAATGCAAAGGCCAATGCAAATCAATTGACGGGGTGATGGCAAATTTGATGGCAGGGTTTTGGTTCAATCGTTCAACGTGTTCCATGACCTGGGCATATGTGTCAACCATGAATTCAACGGTCACCGCGGTGCGTCCGTCTGGTAAAGCCACGGCGCGCAAACCAAAATACCGTGTTTCATCAACACTGTTTTCTATGGCTACGGTGCCACCGTCAGGGATCGGCCCATCAAATTGCAATGATTGCCATAGCCCTGGGGTAAGCCAACCCTGATCTGATGCCACCCACAGGTTGCATGATGCGCGAAGGAATTGGGTGCGGTCAGGATTTTCGCTTTCCGCAATGATGGTTTCCATTGCCAATGTGTGCCCTAGCGCTGGGTTTCCCCACGCCCATGCGGCAGGGTTCATTGGGTCTAGGTCTGGTGGTGGTGACCATTCCGCAAAATACAGGTTGCCTGTTTTCTTTTGATCAATCATTCGCAAAGCCTGTTCCCGCCATTTGAGGAAGGCCCGTGAATTTTCTGTGCCCGCTGTTGACCAGCAGGACAGCAAAGGCGATTTCTGGGCACGCATAGCAGGCAACAAACCACCGTCAATTGCTTCGCTAGAAATGTCCCAAATCTCATCAGCCACAATCAGGTTTGGGCTAGTGCCGTGACCAACGGACGGCCCAGCAGCGCGCACAAACCAACGTGAACCGTCAGGCATGGTGACGCTGTTACGCCCATAAGAGTGCGAAACCTTTGCACCAAATTTGGCTTCAAGGATTGGGGCCAATTCGTCAAACAGCATTACGCCTAAATCAAGCCTGTGACTTACAGATAACACCAATTGTTTTTTGCCTCTGATGATCGGCATTTTTGTCAGCCACCAACCCACCAACGTCATCAGGGCAACGGTCTTTCCGTTCTGTCGCGCTGTTGAAACCAATGAAATGCGATTGTGCAAATTCAAATCATCGTCATGCACCAACTGGCCAGTCAATGCGCGCAATTGCCAGGGCATCAATTCGATCCCCAGCACGTCCCTAGCCCAGCCCCCCAGATCCGCCCCAAACGATCCCAGCCCATCAGGCACCAACGTTTCTAAGCGCGGCTGGTCATGGCTAGTTGGCGCTGATCCTGGCTGGTTCGGGTCTTTTGATATAGAACTGAGTTGGGTCGGGGTCATATGTTTTTGCTCATAAAAAATCCGTTCTGGTTTTGTTATTGCAAACCCTTTGTCTTTCAATGCTTCATTGCGGTGGTGGTTTTGGATTGCGTCACGTTTGCGTTTGTAGGCCTGACCCCTTCGACTATTGCAAGGTAGGCAGGCTGGCACCATTTCATCGTGTGATCCACCGCGGTCTAATTCCACCAGATGATCTGCGGTTGTTGCTTCATTTCCGCACCAATGGCAGGGCGGGTGGTCTGCTAGTAGCGCTGCACGTTTGCGTTTGTATTCCGCTGTGTCGTATGGGGTGCTGGGTCTTGTCATTTTGCTCACGCGCCTTCGGCTTGTGCTAGCGCGCGCTTCGCGCTTGCTGTCGTTTCTTATGTTAGAGCATCAGGACGGGCTTGTGTTTGTTGTGTTTGTTTTGTGTATGTCTGTTTGTTTGTTTTTGTGTGCGGGCATAGATGTGATTGTCCCACCCTCTGGGTTGCCCTAACCAGATCCCTGCACATTTCAATGACGATTGTTTACGCCTTGCCTGACCGCTTTGCCTGATCCATTTCATGTTGCATGTTTCAGGGCGCGATCATCTACCCAGGTTCCCCTGTTTACGCCCCACCCCATGCAAACGGGGAACAGCCTGTGGTGCTTGCCTATTGTTGCTTAGAAATCAGGAAATCTACTAGATCGGTGTACGGTACGAACAAATCGGCGGCCGCGGTGTACACCGTGATGTCAATTTTGCGTTTACTGTCAAACGTTCCCTCAACGTCCCATTTGTCGAATGTTGCGCGTGGGGACAGGCACCAGATGTTGGCGGTTTTCTTGCAAACCATCACATAGGCCAACGGTTTCACCGCTTTCATGTCATACCCATATTTTGTGTCAATAAATAGTGGGTCATAAATCAAATTGCCTTGCTCATCACAGATGTGGGTGCGCGCTTTGACTTCTAAAGGCTTATCTGTCCACGGCAGGCAAATATCCTTTTCATGGCGTGTGATCCATTCCTGTGTGCGGTCTTTAGGTGGCTCTGGTGTCCAGCATTGCACCCCGCGCAATTTCAGGCGGTCTGCGATCATGCTGGCCCAATATGCGCCCTCACTAAACGCTGCGGGATAGTCAAATGCCATGGTCATTGATGCGGGTTGCTCAACAGGTAAAGCACATATTCCATGTCTGATGGTTTCATCACGGTGGCATACACACCAGCCTGCTCAAATGCCAACAACCAGCGTTTCTGCAACGGGCTAGTTTTCCCTCTTTCGCTCTTTAGTTCCAATGCCAAAATCTTTTTGCCTGTGGGGTGCACTAACAGCAAATCAGGGAAACCTGCATCACCCTGAACGTGTGTGGCCCAGCGTCCGCCGCTGCTCATCGCTGGCAGGTCATGGTGAATGAGCCAACCAAAACGTTTGGCAACACCAATAATGATGTTTTTGAATTCTGCTTCAGTCACGGTTTTCCGCTAACCATTCCCATGCTTGCGCCAGTTTTTGCCATGTTTCGCGGCTTTCCTCTAGCCTTTCACAGCGCTTTTCTAGCAATGCTTTTTCAGCGCGCAATGTGTCAATTACACCGCGCAAATAATCGACTATTTCAATTGGCGTTGCCCCAGATTGTTTTTCATCAAACGGGTTCATTTCAATGCTTCGATCACGGCGCTGGCCTCATGGGATTTCAACAATTCCAACACCGCATCATCACGGTTCACGGTGCGCTGTATGAATTCCAGCAAATTCAAATCGTCCATGTTCGCATCTTTTGCCAGTTTCTTGATGTAGCCCTGTTGCTTAGGTGTAGCAAATGCGCCAGAGGGTGTGTGCACTTGCGCGCTAGGTGCTACTTGACCGCCCTGGCGTTCGACTTTTTGCATTTCCTCACGGGAAGGCCGTTTGCCTTGTGTGGCAAATCCCATGTTGGCTAATGCGCGCCCGATGCTGGACGTTTCACAGTTTTCAATAAATGATGTGGCGTTTACGCCGCGGTCTGTATGGATTTCATGCGCGTACCCTGTCGCGGTTGGGTTTGCATCGTCACGGTGTTTCCAGATCACGGTGCGAACAATGCAGGTGTCCCCGTCATAGTTCATTAGCGTGGTTTCAACGCGCCCGTCTGGGTATGTTTCCCAAAATCGGTTCAACCGTGTTTCTACGGTTTCGTAATTGCTTAGGTCAAATGCCATTGGTGTTTCCTTCTGTCTGTTTTCTGTTTGTTCTCTGCGTTTCGCATCGCTTCGAATTTGGTTTGAAATGCTGGAATTGTATTTGGAACGCTCACCTGATGTGTAATAGCGGGCCATTGGTTTACAGTTCGCCGCCTAGTTCCTCTATGCAACGCAAACATGTTTCTGCATAGATTTCATTGCCTGACAAATCAAAATCCGTTTTCATCACTTTCAACGTGCGGATCAGGTAATCGTCACGGACTGGTTTGGGTTTGTGTGCTGGCCTGCAAATGTCATCAATGAGTTTCATCATTGCTGTTGATGTTGGCGTTACTTGCAAATCAATTCTGTCTGTAATCATTTTTCGTGTTTCCTCTGTCATGGAATTTTCGGTGAATGGTGGTTCGATCATTTGGCTGTGCGCCAGGGTGACCAACCTGACCGTGTCCAAATAATCAAACCTGCTTTGAGATTAGTTTCAGCGTGTAACAGGTTTTCGCATGATGTAACTAGACCTGCTTTTTGTAGGTAACTGTTTGGGCCTTTGCACCAAAATGAGTTGACCTGCATGAGGCCATAGGATTGTCCCACGGTGTCTTTTTTGTTGTGTGCGTTTGGTGTGCATCGGCTTTCACGGTGCATGACCATTTCAAGTTTGTCGCGCTGCTCAACAGGCCAACCTAGATTGACGGCCAGCGCGCTGAATTGTTGGCAGGCTGTCGAATATGGGTCAATGTAAAGGGTGCTGGACGTGGTGGTGGTTGGTTCAATCAGAAACGGCGCTAGCGCGATAGTGGTGCTAGGTGGCTCTGATTGGCTTGTTAGAGGCTGTATGGCAAGCGTGAAACCCACTAGGGCTGAAATAACACCTGCCACAATTTTGGTTGCTGTAAACGTCATTTTTTCTCCAATTGGTATGGAACGCCCCAGGTGTCCCCAACGGCGTTTTTGAATGACAGTTGGGCATGCAGCACCTGTTGGGTGTCTGGGTCACGGAAAATTTGCACAAGCACCATTTGGTTGGTTTCCAAACTGGTGGTGTAAACCTCATAAAAATATGTTTTTGCGTCAGCCATAACTGCTTATCCTTCTGTCAGGGATAAGAACACCCTACGGGGCGGGTGTCGCTGGGTCAAGCATTAGCGCTGGCGGGGTCTTATCGCCCACAAAATAGAACCAATGCCACGGTTCAGCGGGCATCACCTCTAATGACCAACCGTATTTTGGCGCGTTTTCGCACAGCCATTTCCACAGGATCGGATCAGAGGTTCCAGCAATATCGACTGCCAAACCTAGATTATGGCGTGATGAACCAGGTGCAGCCAATGGGGCGTTCCCTGGTTTCAAATAGTATTTGCGGCCTTCCCACGTTCTGGTTGATGCGCCAGCAATTGGTTCTAGTTGGTAACGCTGCAAAAAACCTGCACGTTGCTGGGCTAAAGATCGGTAGGTGTCGCCCGCGCTGGTTGGTTTGAATTGTTTGATGCCTGACGCAAAGGCGGCTTGACGCATTGCTGTCCAACTAGCCGCTGCTAAATGATGCAATTTTCCAAACGGCTTTACATCGCGCAAAAGGTTGATTGGCAATTCACCTGGTTTGCAATGCACCAGATCCGCTGGCAATACCAGTTTTCTAATCGGTGGTTGCACTAGAACCTGGCTTTGATTTCAGGCCATTCGATGCCACAAGGCCAGACAATGTGCCAGTCAAAAACACCAGCAGGGTGCTAAGTAGGTCAATCAATTGCGCGTCTGTTGGTGCCTGTTCTGTTGGCTGATCCACAAATAAAATTCCGTATATAAACGCCATGACCGTGAACGTAAAACATAAGGCCATCAAACGGCCAACAAAAACAATCAATGAGGCGTGGTGTTGTTCTGGTGTCTTAGTCACATGCGGCCTTTGTAAAACATTGATATTTGACATTAGTTTTTGAATAGGTGCAACCACTACAACCCCAGACCACTACCGCGATTAGTAACGCGTACCCCAGCAAAAAGCGCCATTTCATTATGACAGCAAAGCGTCAATTTCTTTTGCGGTCAAACCCAACTTTGCAAGGGTGGCCTGTTTCAATGCAGCGCGATCAATTTCTGTTTGCCTAATTGCCAGCCATTCTTGTTTGTCTAATTCATGCTGGGCATATTCGGCATCAGTCATTGGGCGCACAATATCGCCGTCAAGAATTTGTGGACGTTCAACTGATGGCATAACCAAAAACCTCATATGTTCCGCTGATTGTTCCTGTTGCTGGGTAAAAACTAAGTGCATCGAATTGGGTTGATGCGTTGAAATATCCGCCACCCTGCAAGGCTGCATCTGGATCACCAACACCGCGACCCGTTGAACTGGTTACAAAACTGGTTGTGCTTGCCAATTGTGGTGCAAAGAACGTGGCACTAACAACGCACCCTGTCATTGGGTTTTGCATGAATGTCAAACGGCCCGCTGTTGCTGATGCGCCGTTACCGCCAGTCGTTGCCACACCATCGCTGTAGCGCCGTCCACCTAATGCAAATGAATAGTTTGCGTTACTGTTGTCGGTTCCGCTGGTGCGTCCGCGCCAATTCAATGCGTTGCTGTCTGAACTGTTTGCGGTGATATTGATGTTGATTAGGTAGTTGCGATAGGTGCTTGAAAATGTGCCAGCGGTCAAACTGACTGCTGCAACTGTGGTGAATGAGCCACCCGTCAGGTATGTCAAACCTGTAGAAACTGCAGTCACCCAGGCGCTTCCCGTGTAAACCTGCAACGTGCTAGTTGCTTCGATATACGCATATTGGCCTTGTGCAAGTGTTTTTTCACCTGTGCCGCCAAATGCTGCATCACGGGTTGTTGTAGTTGCAAAAACAGGTATGCCAGTGTTGATTTGCGTGACCTGTGCAGCGGTCAAAATTTGGTTTGCCGTGAACACTGGAACGGCGGTTTGTGCATTTAGTCCCATGTTTTTACTTTATCCCAAAACAGGCTGTGGGTCTTGTATGTCCAATTTTCCGTAAATTGCATTGTCCAAAATGAATTGATAGACAATTGTGGTGGGTGCGGTTGACAGCAAAATACTGTGTCCAGCGCCCACGGTGATGGTGTGTTCAATGCCTTCCACGCTTAGTTCCTGGGCTAGTTCGCTGGTGCCAGATCCGCTTTGGAACGTTTTTTCCACCGTGATGGTGTTGCCAATTTCGATGCTGGCTACGGTGTCGCGCTGGGCGTTGGTCAACATCAGGAAATCGGTTTCTACGCTGGTGTAACGGGCCTCTGGTTCTGCATTGAGCAGGTATGCGGCGGCGGTGTCAATTTCGCCTTGTATGTGTAGCAGGCTGTTGGTGATGCTGTTGGTTTGAATGAAATATGTGGCAATTGAGGCTAGATCCTCTGCGGTTGCTGTTTTGCCATCTAGGCCTGTGACCACCGCGCGGTTTACTACTGCGTCCGCTTCGAATGATATGCCTACGCCGTTGTAGGGAATGTTTGTTCCATCGTCATGGAAATCAGCCACACTTGCTGAAAGCGTTGCACCCACGCGGTTTTGGAATGTCAATTTGCCATCGGCGCTCATAAACAGGCGGCCGAATTCTGCGGTGCTGTTGATCTGGCTGATGTATTGCAAAACGTTTGTTCCAGCAGGAACGGTGTAGGCGGCATCATGACCTAGTTCAACGGTGCCTGTCGCAATGTCACGGTCTGCCAATGGGAAACCAACCTCTGGCAAATCCAACACCGTTTCAATGCGCGCACCAGACAATTCTGCTGATGGGTTGAATTCGTCTAAATAGGTTTGGGCCAGCAAATAGAATTGGTCAGCGCAATACACCGTAACTGTGTCAATGCCACCTAGCGCAAAGTTGTAGTCATAGTTCACTACATAACCGTTGAACAGGTCATGGGCCACGTTGCTGTTGTCGTATCGAATGAGGCGCACTTGACGCATTGGTGCTAGTCCAGGTTTTGCTTCCGCGGTGTCCCAATAGGGCGAATTTTGATCAAACGGGTTGAACACTCCGCCCGCCAATGTGTCGTTCAAGGTAAATGACATTGTGCCCGCGCTGAATTGGTCACCAATATCACGCCTTCCGCGTTTCACGCTGATGCCAATGCACCCGTCCATGACGCTGGCGAATTCGCCTTCACCGTCCAAAACATATTGAGTATTGTTGAGTTCCCCGCGCGTGGGATCGTCCAGCGTGAACGCGTTGATGGAAAAACCCGTGGCTACTTGTAGGTCATAGTTGCCGCTGTCAATTACTGCAACGCCTGGCATCACGCCACCTGAATGTTTGCTGGGCCAGCGCTGCGGTTGTAGGCGCGTATTGCGTTGACTACGGCCTGCCCGATTTCGGCGCTAGTTGCTAGTCCGCCGTTGACGTTGACGGTCACCCCACCCATTGCGCCCATTTTGTTTAGTGGCACCACAGCCTCTGGGCCTGCTTCACCAATCATGGCCAATGTTGGGCCAGTAACAATTCCGCCTTCAGCCAGCATTGGAATGTTTGGAACGCTAAATCCTTTACCGCCTAAACCTGGCACCCATGACGGGAAATTGAATGACAGTTTGCCAATGGTGTTGTTCCACAGGCTGGCGATGCCGTTGAAAATTGATTTGTAGATATTTAGAACAGCGGTGAAATAGGTTTTGATTGCGTCAAAACTGAATTTGACACCTGTGGTTATTGCATCAAATACTGTGTCAACAATTTTGCGGACACCATCAAATTTGAAATATAACGCGGTCAAAATTGCTATCAGCGCAACTACGGCCAGCACCACCAGGGTGATTGGGTTGGCTAATAGCAAGGCGTTCCAAACTGCCGTCAGAACGTTTGTGATGACTTGTATGGCGTTGTAAACCTTTAGCGCGGCATTGACAGCCAAAACCGCTAACGCAATGCCACCGATAGCCCCAGCGATAACGATGAACGCGGTGGTGTTTTCCTGTGCGAACGCGCCAAACGCGGTAAGCAATGGCAACACTTTTTCAATCACAGGGATCAGCGCCGCGCCAATGTTTTCTTTTGCTTCCGCAATCGCTATTCCAAATCGTTTCATTTGGCCTTCCGCGGTTCCTGCTGCTTCCGCTGTAGCGCCACCAAACGTTCCACCCAGCACGTCCATGACCGTGTTGAGGTCTGCACCTTCTTTGATGAGGTTCGCCATCTCTGGTGAGAGTGTCCGCAAGCCTTTGAAATTTCCTGCATAGGCCTTCGATAAAGCGTCAGAAACTGTTGCCAGGTCTTTACCTGTTGCCGTGGAAATATCCATGGCCAGGGCTAAACCTTCTTGTGCTCTGCCAATGTCTTTTGTACCGCGCACAAGGCTGGCTAGAGCAGGCCTCAAATCATCGTCAGCAACACCGCTAGCCAATGACATTTTGCTGATCATGTTTTCTGTTGCAGCGATTTGTGCATCAGTAGCGCTGGCGGAAACGTTTAGTGTTCGCGCTAATTCGACTTGCGCGGCCTGATCTTCCATTGCTGCTTTTGTGGCACCAGCCAACGCATACCCCAACGCGCCAACAGCGGCAGCAGCAGGCAGGGCGGCCTTTTTGACCGCGTAACCAGCCTTTGCGCCAGCGCCTTCAAGGCTCTGGAATTCCTTTACAGCCTTGTCTAGACCTTTGCTGTCAAATTCGGAAATGATCGGAATTTTGATTGCCATTACATCACCAGGTTTCTATTGACAGCGTCCATTACGCGTTCAACCAATTCAACCATGTTTTGTTCAACAGCGCCCGCATTGCGGTCATATGCAGGCCACATGACGCGCGAAGGCAAACCAAATTGCAATGTGAGGGCAGAAATGAAACGTGCGCCCTGGGCGTTAGATCCGCCTTTTTTGCCAGCCATATCAATGATGGCGGCGGCAGGGTCTTTTTGAATGATGCTGATGGTGCTGGAATTGCGTTTGCTGGTATCGACTTTGACACCAACACCGCGCTGGGCTTTTTGTTGGCTGTACGGGAATTTTTGGTTGCCGCGCTGTGTCCATGCGCGTTCCATACCAGACAGCAGGCGCGGTGGGTAACTGGCCTTTGCATCATCAATGGCAGGTTTGGCTAGTTCTTTTGCTTCTTTGTTGATGGTCTTGCGTAAATCGGGGTCAACCTGGCGCAATTCTTTCAGCGCCTCTTTCAATCCGTAAACCTCAATTTGTGCGGTGGCGCTCATCGTTTTCCCTTGCTTTGCTTATTCAACACAGTAATGACTGTTTGCAAATCGCGGGTGTCAAATTCGATATGTGGCGGCCACCAACCGACCGCAACCAGAACCTCTGCTAGTTGGCGGCGGTAGGTGCCGCGTCCGTAGGGTTTGGGTCTGTGGTGTCCACCGCTTCAATGTCCATGTCTGGGTTTTGTTTCAACCATTCAGACCATGTGGCTGGCATAGTTTCGCCTGCCAATTTGTACAGATGGAACGCCCAGCAAACCATGTCATTCACGCCGATACCACGGCCGTCTGACACTTTGCGATTTTCTGATTTTTCCCATTCGCTGATCACCAACAGGTTTGTGGTTACCTCACGCGGTGGGGTGTTTTCGTTCAGCGTGATACGCAATTTGATTTTCATTTCAATCCTTCCGTCTAGTTTTTGTTATTGAAATTATGCGGTTACGTCAACGCTGTACACACCGCCCTGGAACGTAAGATCCACGGTTGTGAGTTCGCCCAGCGATGCGTTGATCACAGGCAGGCTTTCCAAATAGGTGTCAGTCAAAATGAAACCTGGGTTGGTCGCGCTGTCACCTGATCCGTATGAAGGATTTACTTTCACGGTGCATTTCGTGCCCACAAGCGCTGACAATGATGCGTACGTTTCTGCTGCTGCATAGGACATGTACATCGTCACGGTCAATTCGTTGTTTTCCAATCCGCCCGTGTAGGTGCGTGATCCCGTTCCAAATGCGGTGTCCTCTAGCGCTTCAACTGTGCGCGTAAGAGTTGCTGCGGTGGTCTGGTCAGTCAAATCAACAATTGATCCGATGGCCGCGCCAATGGACACTTTTGGATTGCTCAATAGGGTGCTAGTTGCCATGGTGGTTTACTCCTTCGGTTTGCTTTTTACTTTAGATGGTTTTGGTGCTTTGTCGGTGGATTGTCTAATGAACCCGCCAGCCAGCAAATGGTCAATGTTTTCGTCACCTGCTTCGAATTCATCGCCTGGTGTTCCTAAACGTGGGGAAACGATCACATATTTCATGCTGTTTGTGCCTGTTGCATGATGGTCAATTCATAGCATGGCAACATCACGCCACCAATGTCAACGGTGGTTGGGCGGCCTGCGGTAACTGATCCAACGCCAGCCAATACGCCAGCGGTCAGGTTCAATAGGTTTCGCATTGCGTCAAGGTTTGCTGGCCCCATTGAAATGATCTGCACAGGCCAACTGATTTTGACAATGTTGTAGTTCCATGCTTCGAATGAGCAGGCCCCAATAAACGCGCAAGGCGGCACAAGGTTTCGGGGATCTGTTACCACCTGCAAACCTGTGATGGTTTCCAATTTGGTTTTCAGATCGTCCAGCGCCTCATTGAACAGGTCTGTATATGCAACGGGCATTAGGCCACCTGCGGGCGTGAAATACCTAGCAACTGTTTGATGATTGGCGAAAGGCCTGTGGTTGGTGCTGTACCCATTTCGCTAAACGATGCAAAAACATCAATGCTGCCACGTTGCCTATAAAGCGCGCCACCATATTGAATTGTCCCCAGCGTCACGTCACCAGATGGGCTGGTAGTCAAACTATCGATGTAGCCCGCTTCTTGCCGTCTGCGATAACAAAAAGCGTTTGCAGCGCTGGCGCATTGCGTGAGGAATGTGGTGTCTGCTGCGGTAGCGGTGCCAATGCCTAACCAATCCTCAATGTTTTGCGCGGTGATCCATGTGCAAACAGGGTTGTATGCAATGGTTCCTGATGCTGCAACGCGTTCAACATCGTCTGCGGTTTTGGCGTACAGCACTTGATTTTGAATTGGTATTTGGTAGTCATACAACAGGTCACCCTGCGTATCAACACCAATGAACAAATGTTGGGGTATTGCCACCACCGATGCTGTGCCGTTGAATGTTGCATCAACACCAGCAACGGTGATGGATTGCCCAACTGCAATTTCATTGGGGGTGAGTAATTGCAGGACTGCGTAATTGTCAACCAGATATTTGTTGGTGACTGTGTAAGTAGCCATGGCGGTTAGGCCGCCTTTCTACTAAGCCTGGGTGATCTTGCGGATCATTCCACCAATTGCTGCGAAGGTTGAAACGTAGCCATGGAATGACATAGTGCGACCCAAAACAGCAGGCGCTTCCAGGCTCTGCAACCCACGGATAC